GGTCGGTCACGCGTTCCAGGCTGGGGGTCTCGGCAATGCGAGCTGTCCTGCAGGGAAGCACCCGTGTGCCAGGTGCCCAGGCGTTGGCCGTGGGGCGGGCCAGCTGCAGACTGTCGACGGCAATGTCGGCCACTTCCACCAGCTCGTAGGTGGTGACGTCCTTCCAAAGCATGGCCAGGCCGCCGGGACGGTAGTCGCGCTGCGTAGCGGCCTGTACCGGGATGGACTGCACACCCAGCGCCAGGCGCGCACTCAGCCACGACACGTCGTTCCAGACCGGCAGCGCCCAGGTACGCGCCGACCAGTCGAACAGCGCGTGTTCAAGCACCTGGCGCTCGCGCCGGTCGGCCAGCACGCTGAACTCCCAAGAGCGCCTCGGCGAGCCACGCAATGGGAACCGGGCTTCGCCGCCGCCGATCGACTGCTGGACGTCGGTCGCCCAGGCCAGCGTTTCGGTGACAGGCCGCTCCCAATCCGGCGGCAGCATCCACGCCGACATGCGATTGCCGGTAATCGTGACGGTGCGGCGCCCCAGGGCCACGAAGTCGTAGGACAGCGACGCCGCGATTACCGGCGGACCTTCTGTCGTGACCAACAGCTGCCAACGGCGCAGCTGCAGGGCCGAGAATGCCAACGGCGGGGCGCCAGGACCTACCAGCTCGACGCCTTCGCCGTTCTCAAGAGTCACCGACGCCAGGGTCTGCTGCTGGAGGTATGAGTTCCAGACCTGGACGTAGCGCACCTGGTTGGTGACCAGGTTGCCCAGGTCGATGCGCAGAGGCAGGACGTGGATCTTGTAGTACCAGTCATCGAACGAGCTGCGGAGGTTCGGACCAGCTGACCGCTGCTCGGGTTCCACCACCGTGGCCTCATGGCCAGGCCCCACGTAGAAACCAACGCCTGCCAGCGCAGCGCGGAACTGCAGCGGGATCCTGGTGCGCGGGAGACTCAGGTTGGCGCTGCGCCAGTTCGGCCCCGTGCTGTTCTGGGTGGAAAGAATGACGCCCATCAGGACTTCCGCACCGCCCAGCCATAGTTGCCGCTTGCCGGCGGCGAGTTGGTGTTGCTGCTCATCGCCAATTTACGCAGCCAGGGGAACACCACCCAAGTCTCGTCTGCGATCGTGACTTCCTGCTCGGGCTCCAACCTATCCATGTAACAAGCGCGCAGGCCGATGACATGGCCGATCGGGGAGTGGTAAGGCGTGGTGCCAGGCCGCCGGACGGTCAACTGGATCGGCTGCAATACGCTGCGGCCAGAGAACGTGTTGTCATCCGCGCCCGCAAGCACGTAGCCAAGCCACATGCTGTCGTAGCTGTCGGATGTCGTTGCTTGGTAAATCGACCCGACACCGCTGCCGGCCTGGCCCTCTACACCGAGCGCTCCGCTGAAGTAGTTGCACAGCTGGTGGTAGCTGTTGCTCCTTCCATCCTCAATGCAATCGGCGCGAACATGGCCGCAGCCGGTATTGCTGGTGTTGTTGCCAAACAGCACCACGTTGGACCCGTTGGGACCAATCAGACCGCTCCAGCCACCGGTGCGCGCCCAGTAGGTTCCGTCCACATAGGTACCGCCGGCGTAGCTGCCGGCCTTCTCCAGTACGCCGAATGCGTGATGGCGGTATTCGCCAGCGACTGCCTGAGCGATCGCGGCATGGATCGCGGTCCCGTTGGAGAAGAGCTTCAGGCGCGGGAAGGGGCCGGTCAGCTCGTAGGACAAGATGTCGCGAGGAGACGCCAACGGCTGCTGCGCAGGGGTCGCGCCTCCGTCGTAGCCAATGGAGATGCGCGATCGCAGGCTGTCCTGACCGGTATTGAACAGGTGCACATAGTCCGAAACCCCAGGAATGCGGACCGTGGCAGTTCGATTGGCACCTGACAGCGTGTTGCGTTCGACGGTCCAGCCATTGGCCTGCGCGAACTGCACGACCAGGTCGATCAGCGTCTGGACGTTCGGGACATTGTTGAACTCGGCGTATGCCATTTTTCACTCCAAAGCAAAGGCGGCGTATTCGCCGTCGCCGGTTCGATACACGTTCGGCACCAGCAGGTAGTCCACACCATTCACGGTCACGATCTGCTCTGCCGTGGCGCCAAAGGCTGGTGTGTAGAAGACGCCATCGAAGCTGCCGAAGAACTGCCCGCGCTCTGGCATGTCGCCAACCTGCCCACCTCGGTCGTAGTTGCCAGGCACCCAACCAATGCCGACGAGCTGGCCACGTTGCAGCCAACGCTGACCGTCAAGGCAGTTCCGGAAGTTCTGCTGACGGACGCCACGTGACCACGGCAAGGTCATTCGCGCGGTCGTCAAGGTGGTGCCGCTGTAGAAATTCCGAATCGGCATCCACGCCTGGACCGGACTGAACAGATACCCCTGACTCAATGCCAGGTTGCCGCTGCCATCAGCGTTCGCGTTCCAGAAGTTCGAATGCTGGTAGGTGTCCAGCGACGCCTGCGCGTTCCTCCCCAGGAAGGACGCGCCGATGAACAACGGATAGCTCCAATCCCCCGGCAGGTGCTCAGGCAGGATGAAACCGCCATACATGGCGTCGTAGCGACCATTGATGCGGGTGATCACCTTGAAGCAACGACCGTTGGCGATGAACCAGTACTTGATGGGCGAGTTCACGCCCAAGATCGAGATGTAGTTCGAATTGGTGCCAGGCGGGTCGATGCTCGGCAGTGCGGGGTTGTACGCAACGTGGCCGCGCAGAGTCATGTTGTAGTAGTTGCTGGCCGGCACCACCCACGCCAGCAGCGACAGATAGATCTCATCTTCACCAGCGAGCCCGCGTCCCTTCAGTGACACGAAATCGTTGGCCGCGATCGGGCCGCTGGCCACACCGCCCACCACCTGCCACTGCTGGTTCGCTGCCACTAGCGCCGCGTTGGTGGTCAGGAAGTCCCGCAGGCGGGCCATGAGGTCGGTGATATTGGCTGCGGTGTCGGTTGCCCAGGCCATCCTTACATCTCCAGAAGTTGCTTAATAGCGGCGGCATTGCCACCGATCTTGTTGAGGAACATGCGATCGCTGGAGGGATCGTCCAGGTACTGATCAAAGAGGCGCGGATCTACTTGATTCACGACACGCAGACCGATCTGGGATTTGCCAGCGCCCCGGAGCGCCGCAGCGTTATCAGGCACGGCTACCGAGTTGCCGGCCAGCGACACCTGCCCCCCGGCGGCAAACCGCCCCCAGTTCCGCACAGCCGCCATACCTCGGCTGTTGAAGTCGTGCATGAAGGCGAGCGCCCCAGGCTGCTGCATGACCATCGCGCGCGTGACGAACTCGCCGTTTGAGAGCCAGGCAGGAATGCTGTCGCTGGTGCTGCTTCCCGGTCCCCACACCGGTCCGCCAGCAGCGCGAGCGACGGGCGTTGCCGAACCCACGGACACAATGCCCTGCACCTGGCTCGCCGTTCTCTGCGCGGCCAAGATCGCAGCTGCTGTCGCGGCGGCGGTCACCAAGCTCGCTGCGGCGGCAGCAATCCCAGATCCAAGGGTCGCGGCAGCTGCCGCTGCCCCAGCGGTTATCGTTCCGGCAGCTGCGGTAGCGGCACCGGTCGTGATCGTCGCGGCAGAGGTCGCCGCAGCGACAGTGGACGCGCCATCAGCCTTGCCCATCAGGCCCTTGACCCAACCACTTGCCTGCTGAGCCCAATCCTGCGCGAAGTAGTTGATCATCCCCTTGGCGATGGTCTGGAAGAACGTGCCCACTGCTTCGGAGAGGCTCGCCGTTCCATCGACAAGGCTGTTGATGCTGGCGGTGATGCCGTTCTCGAAGCTGTTCGTAAAGGTCTGCTGAAGAAGGCTGGTCGTCGCCGACATTTCCCTCAGCTTTGCTTCGATCTGCGAGACGTTGGCGAGCGCCTCCGGACTGCCAAGCGCAAAAGCAGCCTCGCGCATCTGCGGGACCAGCTGCCGCAGCGTACCCAGCTGGGAGCCATAGAGCTCCACGATCTTCTTTTGTGCCGCTGCCTGCGTGATGAGGCCAGCCTGCTGCTCGGCCTGAATCTGCTGGGACTGCCAGCCGATCTGTGTCATGACCTGGTCGTACTGACGGCGAACTTCACTGAGCTGCTGGCTCGCTTCGCGCAGTCCGAGCAGCTCGCCAATCTTCGACGCTTCTTCGGTCCGACCGATGTCCTCCAGCGCCTTCTTCTGGGCCTGCAACTTGCGCGTCGCTTCCTCCAGCTCGGGCGGCACAGGCTGGCCGCGAAGCCGGTAGATCTCACCCTGCCAAGTCGCCACCTGCTTGGATACGTCAACCAGCATCTTCTGGCTGTCGTAGAGCTGCGCGGCATCGAGCAGCTGTGACTTCATTGCTTCACTTGCGGACTTGTATTTCCCGCTCTCGATCTCATAGGCAACGCGAGAGGCCTCGGATACCTTGTCCTCGCCTTCGGCGACCTGATCCAGCAGAGTGACTCTTCGGGCCAGATCCTGCAGCTCCTGCTTCGCCGCGTCCTGCGCGACCTGCCCCGCACTGCGCCCGCGGGCCCTGGATCCAGCTTTCTCCGAGAACTGCTTCCTGAGCGCAGCGACTTCCTTGTCATATCCGCCACCACTGATAGAACCGTCCGCCTTGAAAACAACACCGGTCAGCAGCGGATTGTCCGTATTGGTTCGCTCCGAGTCGTCACGCAGGATGCGGTAGCGCTTCGCCACGTCTGCCAGGGCATCAGCAAGCTTCTCGGACTTCCCCGCCGCCTTCTCCAGAGCGACAGATGTGGCATTGGCCGCGTCAACGGCCTCTTGCGTGATGCTAGCTACGAAAGCATCGCCTGATGCCAGCTCCTGCACCTCCCTCAGCTCGCCCTGCAGCTTTCCGATCTCCTGGCGCAGCCTGCGCGTCCGATCGGTCTCACGGTTATCCGACGACCACAGGCTGATCTGCAGGTCCTTCTGCAGTGTCGCCAGCTGAACAGCCACGTCGCTCGACCCGAACGATTTCATCACCGCCCACGCGCTTGCAATCGCGCCCCTGACGCGGGCCCAAGCGCGTACCAGGCTGCCAGCCTGCGCCTCAGCTTGCTCTACCCGCTCACGATGGACTGCCCCAAACTGCTCCAGGATGGCTGTTACGGCCTCGGTGGTGCGGCCCTGTTCTTCCAGCGCCCGGACGTGCTGAGCAACCTCAACCGTAAGGAAGCGGTATTGCTTGTTCAGCTCCACCATGCCCTCAGTAGGCGCCTTCACCAAGGTGAGCACTTTCTGCGAGGTCGACTCGATGCTCTCACCTGTCAGGCGGCTCAAGTCCAGCGCACCTTGGCCTGCGAGACGGAGGTTATCTCCTACGACAAGGCCGGAAGCCGCCATCGCCTGCAACGCCTTCTGCGCGTCCGCTATACGGCCGTCCGCCTCACCGAGCTGACCCGCCATTACCTGAATGCTGCCCGCCGTAGTCCCCGCCGCGTTGCCGGCTGTAAGCAACGATCGTTCGATGCTGTTGAGGCTGTCCTGCCCCTGGTAGGCCGCAACAAGGAACGCCCCCAGCACAGCCGTGCTACCGGCAACTGCAACGCTAAGGGCCCCGAACCCAGCAGCCCCCTTTGTGGTCAGCCCCAGCAACGTGGTGCCAGCACCCCCGAAGTCGCCCCGCAGGGCCTGTGATGCCGCAGAAGCGACACCACCCCGCAGCTCCTGCTGCGAGATGGCCAGTCGGCGCGTGGCACGCTCCTGGTCATTGAGATTCTGAAGGGCACGGCGCTGCGCTCCGATGTTGTCCATCGCGCGGTTGTACTGGTCCCGCGAGATGGTGCCCGCATCGACGGCCGACTTCAGCTGCCGCTCGTCGGACGCCAGTCGCGCCAGCTTTGACGCTGCCTGGTCATAACGGGAAACGGTCCCATTGAGCGCCTTCTGCTCAGCCTGGGAGGAACGCGCCAGAGACGCTTGAGACTTGTCCAGGCTCTTGAGTGCATCGTTGTACTCATCCGCCGTCACAAGGCCCTTCGCCATGGCCCTGTCCAGGATCGCCTCGGTATCGGCCAGCTCCTGCCAACTCGACGCCCCCTGCTCCAGACGATCCTGCAGCTCTGCAATGAGGCGAATCTCTTGCTGCACAGCATCCCTTACCGCCGTGGATGCACGCGCGAACCCGGACATCGCCCGGCTAGAGGTCTCCGCACCTGATGCGACCTCGTTGAGGGCCTTGCCAGCGTCCTTACCGGCGTCGCCCATCTCAGACAGTGCGGCGGCCGTAACATCCACCTCACGCTGCGCCCGCGCGAAGTCGGCGCGTAGACGCATATCAATGGTGTAGTCACGGTTGGACACTGTCAGTTCCTCTCCAGATTCTTGATGTGTTCTGTGGCAGGCTTGCCACCGGCAAATGCGATCGCGGTATCGCGGACCAAGTCAGCGCGGCGCCCCCTTTCCTGATATTTCATTCGCTCGTAGAACAGAACTAGCTGGCGTTCGGTGTACTGGGCGAGCCGGGCAGCGTCTCCGAGTCCGGCGCCGGCAAGGGCGATGAAGATGTCCGACCACCGGACAACTTGAGCTGGCGTTGCCGCTCGACCATGAGCAGTGCCACCTCCTGCATAAAAAAACGACAGTTCACCGAGAACCACACCTGGTGGTACAGCTCGCCCTCTGCGCGTGCAAGATCTGCCAGCCACTCTGGCTCCACATCGCCGGCCAGAGCAGATATCTGAAGCACTATGTCCTTGTGTTGATGCAGGTGCGGCCGAACCGATGCCCATGTCGGCGGCACATCTTCAGCACTCGCAGCGATGTCCTGGATCAGCGGGGCGGCGATGCGCAGAACGTCCATCGACTCGCCGAAGCGGTACTCACGTATAACTACCCGCCGCCCCGCGATTTCGATGACGTTGTCCGGGAACAGGATCGCGAGGTCTGCCTCGCCAGCCGCTTGCGCGGCTGGCGATTGGCTATCCTGTGCCGCGACCGCGCCGGCTTTTGGAACGCGCTCGGCCATGCTCAGGCGCTCGGCGTTTCGAAGCGGCCGAAGCCACCCAGCGTAGAGTCCGCAGCAGCCTCACTGTCGAACAGAACGCCCGCCGTCAGGGCGAGCTCACCGAACGAATCGTTGATCAAGTCGAGCTGTGCGACCGGATCGAAACGCAGGCGGTACAGGTGCATGCGGATGCGGGTGCCATCCAGCGTATTCACGCCGTCCAGGAACAGGTAGCGCTCCGGAGGGTCAGCGGTGAACAACGGCATGCTGGTGAAGCTCAGGTGCTTGTACGCAGCCGTCAGCGGCTGTGTCAGTCCGGAGACCTTCAGCAACGTGACGATCGCGGACTCCGGGTCGAACCTGTAGTCAGTACCTTCAACCAGCGTCTTCGGGGTGGATGCCGCGCTGTCCTTGATCACCAGGTCAGTCACCCCGACCGAGCGCGCCAGCAGCACCTGGTCACCGACTACCAGATCGGCCGGGAACGGTTCTGCCGTAATCGTTGCGCCCGCCACGTTGTTCGTACGAGCGTAGAGGCCGAGCTTTACGTTGTCCGCACTGAAGTAGCGCAGGGTCAGATTGAGGGTCGCCGTGATGGAGGTCGTCAGGCGGGCGGACTGCAGTCGCTTCCCGCTATGCGTCTCCGTGCGGTCCTCGCTATCCGTGGACAGCTGCAGCTGGCAGCTGGATTGGTCCCCTACCCACGTCAACTTGCCCGGCCGACCGGGGGCTGCACGTTCACCCAGGTAGATTTTTCCCTGGAAGCTGAAGTCTTTCATGGTGTTGCTCTCCGGTAGATGCCGTGTTCGGCGTTTCAGGTCCCGTCGCCAGCGGCAGCGGGATTGCGAAGGTAGATGTCGATCTGGCGCTCCATTTCAGAACGCGCGGTCCGACGCGCAAAATCTGCAAGGCGGTCAGCACGACGCCCCTTGCCGAGCATCTGAGCAACGGTTGGTCCATACAGAACCTCTACCCGCTGCCGCTTCTGGCCCTTGTATCGCCCCTTGGTCATCTCGACCTTGGGCCCGTAGCGCTCAACGAATTGGGGATTTCCACCCAGCAAGGTCGCCTGGAATGCACCAGCCTGCTGCGAGCGAGGCCCTCCCCTGAAGACGCGAGCACTCACTCCCTTGGTGTTGGAGCGTCCATCGAAGTTGCGCAGGCCCACGCCACGGAAATGTCCGGTGATGCGCACTCCGTTCTCGGTGTTCCGGGTACTCAGGTCCCGTCGAATCCGAGCAGCGGGAATGTTGTATTCACGCTGGATGTCCCGTCGCGCCTCAACAGCGACGCGTCGACGAACCGTCGCGATCGTCCGCTCCTGCAGCCAAGGCACGCGGTTCCCCAGCGCAGTGAGGTTTCGCCCTGTCTCCAAGGCGCCCTGCATCTCAAAAGCAAGAGCCAATCGCCCGTAGCCACTGTAGCCAGCCATCAGCGAAACCTCGTGCTGAACGTGACCTGCAGCGCGATGACCTGCAGTCCGTCAGGCTTGTCAAGGAACACGCTCTCCTCCACCTGGAGAGGTAGCGCACCCGTGTCCCAGATCCAGCCATCCAACACCTGCTCGATGTCCGCATCGGCCAAACGACGCGTGCGCGCGGCGTTCTCCATGCTGCAGGGGATGGTGGCCTCAATCAGGCCTACGTACTCGCGCTCGCTCCGCACCCCGCGATCGCCACTCTTGACCTTGCTCGCATCAAAGACAACAACACAGGGTTCGCCCTCAGGGATGTACCAGGTGGGCTCGTCGTGGACGTGCTTACCGATGTTGGTGTGATAGCCAGCGCCAGCGATCAGGCGAAGCCGAGCCACCACCGCCTGCACGATTCGTTCGGTGACGGGCATCGCGATGTTAGCCATTGAGCGTCACCTCTACCTCAAGCCCATCGTCTCGGCGGGGGCGCTCGACGCGTTTGGAGTGGTCTCCAAGCCGATCTGACCAGGTAACGGCATCGCCCTGTCTCGGCTTCCACTGCTCGGACAGGAAAGAAACCGAGTCCACCAGACCCACCGCCTGACCGTACTCCCCGACCCGAACCTCGCCACGAGTCACGATGATGCGCACCACCACGCCGGCCTCCGTCCCGCGTGTGACCAGTGCATCCACCCCGAAGGTTGCGTACAGCGTGCGCAGGGCGCTCCGTGCGAAGTCGTCATCGAAGCTCATGGCACCCCCGACGCGCTACATAGACGAGCAAAGGCCTGCAGCCCCTTTACCTGGGCGTCGCACTGGGCAGCGGCTCCAATAGCTCGGCCCGCACTCTCGATTCGGTCGTCGGCTCGACCATCAGGCTGGCTGGCGGCAGCGGCGGCCGAGGACAGCTCTGCGGTGGCGACGAATGCTTGCCAACGCTGGTGCAGGCGCTGGTTGCCAGCGTGAAGATCAGCGACGAGGCGATCAGACGCTTTCTGTGCATCGTTCTTTTCCTTTTCATACTTGGACGCCAGGGTGTTCGCGGCAGTAGCGCTGAGACGCTCTGCCTTCAGGGCTTCGCTCGCGGCATCGGCCTCAGCGCGGGCGGCATTACGCTCGCCCTCCATGACGTCACGGCTCGACGCGGCCTTGTCGGCCGCACGATGAGCGATCGACACCGAGCCGCGCTGCCAGACAATGACGCCCAGCAGCAGAAGGGTGGCGATGATGAGGGCGCGGATCATGCTGACACCACCGGGTCTTCGGGCGGGATAACAGCACCAAGACCACGCAGCGTCGATTCGAGCTGACGCACGCGCGTGCGCAGCGCGCTTGCCTCTTCCTGCGCCCTGAGCCGCAGCAGCATTTCGGCCTGCAGTCTCTCGTCTTGGGCAGTGACCCTCTGGTCGAGGAAGGAGACGCGGTCGGAGAGGCCCTTGATGAGATCCACATTGGCGTCGGTCTCGGTGCGCTCCTTCCTGTGCGAGAGGAACGCCGTCCATGTCTCGCGCAGTACCCACAGCGCCACCACGCTGCCTGCAGCCCACCAGGGTGCCGTGTCGCTGATGCCGCCGCCGACCATCAGCTCAGCGCCTCAGTAACGCCTGCGGCGATCACATCCGCGCGCCAGTACATGCCGCCGTTCTCGTGCTTGGCAATGGCGGTAGCAAGACGGCTCAGCGTCACCGGGTTATCCAGCCGGATGATTTCAGAAGGGGCAACGCCCACCGCCGCCGCAACCTGCCGGACGTAGGCACCCGTATCGTTCTCCACCGGCGGCGCCCAGCGCCCGATGATCTCCTTCACAGTGCGCAGGCCGTGCTTGCGCTGGTAGGTGAGCAGGGTCTTCGCCAGAGCGCGGAACCCAGCCTGCGGGGTCAGGAACACGCAGAAGCGCTGCTCGCGCGCGATGGCGGCGGCGGAACGATCCTCACCCTGCCACGGCGTGCTGGTGCGGTCGATGTTGCCAGGATTGTTGTTGC